TGCCGCCTCGGTAGGGTTTGGGCTTTCACTGTCCACAACCTCTAACGAGACTAACTGCTTAATGAAATCGTCAAGCATTAACGGCAAAGGCGAAATGCCTGAAACCTTGGCGGCTTCGTGAGCCATGAAGGCTAAGTCCTCAATGCCGATACCGCTGCTAGATATTTCACTGGCTTTGCGTTTGTATTTGCGTTCCCAATTCACGATGACCATGAGGTTGGTTTTAACTATGACTGGGCCGTTGCCCAGGTCTATTTGCAGTGTTAATTGCATTGTCGGCTGCTTTCTGTTTTAGGTTTTACGCTGGCGGGGTGATGTCTCGAGCGAATGTGCCACCTGTGAAGGTGACTTCAATCATTGAAAGTTCACCGTATGAACCGTTGATTGGCTGAAAAGATGCGAGGAATGCGTTAGTGACTGTGTACTCAGGGTTGGTTGCTGATTCGGAAGCGCCTGCAGGCGAGATGGTGATGACAGAAGTGCCGGTACCGAGTGCAGCTGTCAGTGCTGCTTCAACAGATGTTGAACCGTAAGAGGCGTAGCACGTCAATGTGACCTCGCACATTTGAAGGCCCTTGACGTACAGGTGCCCAGAATCTCCAAAGCTAGTGCTCTCAAGAGCATCAAAGCCCACCGTGATTGCCGCTGACGACGTGACCGTTGTGGCATCAAATAGGGTGCCACCAGTAAGGGGAAGAATCGTTACTGTTGGGTTAGTTAGGTATGTGGTAGTGCTGGTGGCCATAATTACTCCTGGTCATGTAGGTGTGTCGGGCCACCGCTGTTGTTTAGATTATTGCAGATTTTACGCGCTTGTGTGTGCATCATAGGTTCTGCGATTGCATACGAATAGTCAAATCATAGGCGGGGAATTCTTGCCCACCAATAGAAGCCAGTGCTGGGTTGCCAGATACTACTGCCACGTTCTTTCCTAGAAGGCCAGCAGAGATGGCTAGCAAGGGTCGTAGCGTGTCTAAATTGCCTGGGCCTATACCGATGACCCGCACTGGAAAAATCATTGTCACGATGTGGTCGTTCATGGCTGTGAATGATGGGGCGTCTATGAAGCAGCAATTACTGTTTAAGTTTCTTGGGTCAGTGACAACCCGCAAGCCCGTGATGGTTGCCAGAGTGGTGGCTAAATCATCTATGGCTTCATTGAAAAGGTCTGTGTATGCCATTAGGCCACCGCTGGACGGTCAATGCCAAGCAGCTGCTTAACCATCGGCGTAAAAGCATTAGTGGTGATGGCTTGCCCCATTGAATCAAAACTGGCGAATTGGTCAATGCTTCCGCGCTGACGGAAATACGCACCGGCAAGCATGATGGTTCCGAGCGTCACGTCTCCCGAGGGGCTGGTTGCTAGCGCGTCAAAATAGGACGCCTCTTGTCTGCGTCTGTAAGCAACCTGATTACCAGCAGATACACATTGAGCCAAGAAGGTGGTTTCATCGGCTGTAGGGCTCGTTAAACCGAGCCACAATTGAACCTGGGCGCTTGTCACCCATGTGCACGTCTGGGTATAAACCAAAGTGCCAGGCGGGATTGCTGCAGAGCGTTCCAAATCACCGTCAGCGTCATAAAACATAACCTGATTAGGAATTGAGACATTGCTATTAAAGAGCAAGTCGCCTTCGTCATCTACACCTATGTACTCGTACTTAGGTAATGCGTAAACAGTATGTGTGCCGTTTAACTGATGGCCAAGCCCTGTGAGCGTGATTGATTCACCAATAGCGATATCGGTGTTCTCCAGTGTCTGAACAACTGCGTAGTCGTCCAGACGCTGGTGGAATGTAACACTGTAAGTAGCCATGGCGGCTTACCGCCTTTCGGGCTAAGCGATTGTGATTGCTTGGATGAAACTTGACTTTGCAACAAATGTGGCGAAGTACTGGTGAATCGAAAGCGTACGGCCCAAGGTTGATGGGTTTTCGAAGCTCTGCAAAGATGCACCAGATTCATAAATTTCGAAGCCTGGCGCGTAAACAACAAGCATGGTTCCTGCAGCAAAGTTGTTATCAACTACAAGGTCAAGACCAAATACGTCCATTGCGTTGTAAGCAAGGCCACCTACGCGACCAATGCTGTTCTGTCCAATGACACCGTTTGTGGTGTAACCAAGGACAGGTCTCTTTGAACCGTCTAGCTGTTGGCCTAATTTCTGCCATACATCGGGTGACACGCACAAGTGGGTTGGGAAATAGTTGCTGTCCTCTGTAATTTCGCGTGCTGCGTCATACAGAGACTCAATCAAGCTTGATGGGTCGTTTGCTGTAACAGTCCATGTTGAACCTGATGCTGTCTTACCAGCGACAAGTGCATCTGCTGCAATGTCGTCAGTTTTAATCAATACTTCACCGGCGAGGTCATTCAATACAAGCTGCAATGCTGCTGGGTCTGTGAAGTCAATGTCTTGGACAGACAGTGTTACTTGTCCAGCGACAGTTGCCTTAGTAACTGTGTTCGCTGCAATGACCATGGTGGTTGCTGACACTGCATCAAGCTGGTTTGTTTGAACGGCTGCTGAGGTATGAGTTGTTATGGTCGGACGCACGAACTGACGTGAAGTGGTTGTAGGCATTGAGCGAGCGCCAAATGCACTGACCACAGGCCTCACAAAATTCAAATCTTGGAACAGAGGGCCGAGCACGGGAATGTTCAAGAGGCCCGGCGTATCGCCAGTAACAATGTCGCCAGCTGCTGCTTGCAATGCTGTCTGATTCTTGCGCTGTGATTGCTTGAAAGCTTCACTGACTTTGTTGTAGGTGTCTCCACCGATGTGGTATGCAGCGAGAACTTCGGCTGCTGATGGCATAGCAAATTCACGTTTTGGCTGAGCAAAAAGTGCTGATGCTTCGATTACTTCTGGGGCTGGTGTTTCTGACACTGGGTTCTCCTGTGGCTCTGTGGGTTCTGGCTCGTCGGGTGCCGTTTCTGTATTATTGCTTATTTCCTCATCTGATGTGGGGATACTCGCTGCTACATCTGTGATGGTAGCACCGCTAAAGGCTGGCTGTGGTACTAGTGATAGTTCTAACCAATCAGCTGCTTCCACAATCATGACGCCATCATCGTTAAAAGAAAATTTGGTTGGGTTTACGCCAACACTGACGGAATCTAAAACACCATCAGAAGCAAGCACTAATGCTTCATCACCGAGGCTGGTGCTTGAAACTTTGGCTGTGAAATACATGGCTTCTGGGCTGTCTGCGCGCTCGGTCACAAGACCAATAGCCTGCGTTGAATCGTGGCTCATGTAAAGCTTTGGATTCTTGCCATCTGTTGGCAAAGCACCAGGGAGAAAGGACACGACCTGTCCACCTGAGACTGTTGCCTGGGTGTTATATGGAAGGGCAATTCCAGTGATAGTACGTTTAGGGCTACCATCTGTGGCTGCATCTACTGTAAATGTGGAACTGGTAAAGCGCATCATGCGAGGGACTCCTGTGTGTTTTCTTCTGGTTGTTTGTCGGGCATTTTGTCTGCTACATAGTTTTCTTCTAGGTAGGAATCTGTATCAAACTTTACATAGGTTCCGCGTGGCAAAACGTTATTCATGCTGAGCGTTGAAGCAATGCAATCGGCGTATGGTTTGACACCAAAAATGTAAAGGTCGGCGCGTGATTGTTCACTACTTGTGTAGGCATAAGCACCAGTGGACACGCCTACTAGGTAGGGGGGAACACCACATAGGCGCGCCAGGTCTAGGGCTGAATACTGGGCTGACTCAATCATCAGCATCTTGTCAGGTGTGGCAGTGCTGGCTTCATAAGTTAAAAACTCGTTTAGCACTGCAGTCTGGCTAGTGAGTCGAGCCTCTTGAAAGGCCGCGCCAATCTCTGAAAGTTCCTGTGCGCTTAGCGGCTCTCCGCCAGTTTGTTTTAATACGCCACTAGGCAAGGAACTCTGGGCATTTTTATAGCGTGATTGTTCTACCTTTAGGGCTGTGTTTATTGTCTGTTCTGAGCTGTAAACAATGCCTTGAATTGGGCTCAGAAATTGGATGACATTGCGATAGTCCAGCTCGTTTCCAGCAAAGGTAATTGACTTAGAAGGATGAAAGAAAACGGGGCCTGTCTCGTCCATTGTCACGATTGAGCCGGCAGGGAGACGCTGGAATTTTGACGGGAAACCGTCTTGTGTGCGCTCGGTGATGTACCAAAATGCGCGCCCGTAAAACAGCAAATCGTCAAGAGTCCAAGCCATAAGGAAGTTGTATGTAACGGCTGGGTCTGGCTGGCGTAGCCATGAACGTGGGGCCAGTGGGATTTCTTCCATCTCGCCAGAGGCATCATTAAACATTTCGCCGTACATTTTTAACGGCATACAACCAATGACAGAAGCGAGCAAATCCCTCGAGCGTGACACCGTAGCAATGGTCATGGCGCGCTGGCGCTGGGTTCCTTCTTGGTAGTTGTAAAAGTTGTCAATCGGGTTTCGGCTAATGCCAGGTAGCGCATATCCAACAGCGGCTTGAACCACTGGTGTTGAAATAGCGGCTTTAGTTACTGGCTTATTAAAAATACCCATGGCGGGATTATCTCACATTTCAGGTTGATAGGTGGTCATGCCTTGCCAGATTCCCGACAGAACTAGCAAGACACAACCGCCAGTAGTTTACCGATTCACAACTACTAGCTGAGGCTTTCCTGCTTGCTTTGGTCGTGACGCTAGCGCTGCCGCCCAGATGGTGCAGCGCGCTAACTCGATTGGCCCAGGCGAACGCTTAGAAGATAGAGCCAATGCGTTTTGCTGGTAAATGGCTACGGCTCGGTTCATGTGTTCAGCAAGGTTTGACTGGCCCATGTGCACTAGGCGCGAGTCGTTTATCATGCCTTTTACAAGGCTGGTGTATTTCATTAGCTCTCCATATCCCACTACTTTTTTTCTACGCTCAAGAGATAGAGGGACATGGTTTTCTAATGTCGGCGTGACAGCAACCATGGTGGATGGATGGCGGCAAGCGTCAATTAGTGCCTGTTGCATCTCGGCCAGAGAGCCAACTACGAATTCAACATTGACATGAGCAACGCCCACGTCATCAACAGCTGCGCGTACAGCGACATAACGCGACCCGTCCAATGATGAATCAACCGCAATCCAGCCACCCTCTGGGCCTTCCATATCGGAGAGGCAAGCGTCCCATTGTCCAGGCTGCAACCAGCAAGCGTCAGCGTTCACAAATTGGTTCAGCGACCCGCGTAGAAAACTAGAGCGGTCTGGGTGGTCAGCGTCCAACAGCAGTGACTCAAGTTCCAATGTTTGGCCGAGCGCGGGGTTAGCCCAGCCCCACCAGCGGGTTTCCATCACGTCCACCCCAGGTGGTGGCGACCATTCCGCAAAGTAAAAACTGCCCTGGCGTTTTTCATCTATCAGTTGTAACCCTTGTTCGCGATATCGAAGCATGGCAATCGAAGCCTCAGTACCGGCAGTAGAAGTCATCATCATAATTGGCGACCCGCCAGCGGTACGCACATTGCGCGCCTTCATAGTTGGTCTGAGGCTGTGAGCCAAAATTTGGTCGTCCACTGCGTAGATTTCGTCCACCCAAATTAGGTCACAAGAAAGGCCCATTCCAGCCGAAGGCGTTGCAGCCTTAACCAGCCAGCGCGAGCCGTCTGGCATCTCGCAAGTGTTACGGCCATACGCACGTTTCAAAGTAGCGCCAAAATACTCAGCCAAAATCGGAGCCACAATTTCAAACTGGCGCACAGCCAGCGTAAGTTCATGCGCGGAATTAACCACTGTTTGTGGCTTGCCACGAAGCTTGGCTATTGAAGTCATCCAAGCGCCAAGAACAGCCTGGCCAAGTACCGTTTTTCCGCATTGTCTAGCCACCGAAATAAGACCGGCACGGTTAATCAAATCCCCCGTATTAGGGTCAGCCTCAAACAAACCCTCAAGCGCATAAATCTGCCAGTCCATCAAATCAACCTGCATATAAGTATGAGCGAAATCAACCACCAACTGGGCATACACAGAATTGCCTTTACGCACAGTTTCCAATCTGGGCTGCACCCTGCCAACTCTCGAGTAGTCCGTCAGGTCTTGGCCAGTTCTCGCCAGTTCCGCCTTCGGGGATACAGAGTCT